AATCTAATTAATATTTTCTGCCCTAACTTTATCATGTTAAAATTTATATTTTTAAGTATAAAATCAAAATCGTGCCTGTCACGTCCGTTCTATCGGTATGTTTCGCCATCTAAACGAATAGTTTCTTCCATCCGTCAAAAAACAAACGGGCCTTTTGGAATTATTCCAGATAAAGAGCGATTATTACGTGAGTCGCTTGTATTTTCTAAAAGTTATATATTAGGTTTTATTACCCGGTATGTACCTAGGTTTCGTTCTACTAAGCCTAAGTATTTATCTCTTTTAAAATCACCTGAAATTGTAAACTATTTTAAACGCTTTAACCCTTTTAGACGTTTAACTGAAATCGAATCTTATATGGTTAAGTCTCCGTACTATGACCCTGCTCATATCCAAAAAGTTTCTGATCAAGTTGATCGTTCGAAGGAACTCTTTTTAGAGGGTGTTTCTAATGCTGTTTCAATTATGTCTAAAGACTTTATACCTAAAATCAGCGAAGCTGAACATAGGTACGGAGTACTCTCAGTTCTTAAAAGAGTTTTCAATTTCCATTCTACGAACTTTAGACCTTCAAGTGACTTTGTTATGAATCAGATCAATTTTAAAGCATCATCTGGGCTGCCTCAGCCTTGGCTTTCTAAACGAATGATTAAAACAAAGATATTGTCAATTATACAGAGACTTCCTGATCATAATTTAGATCTACATGATTTGGATACTAACCCTTTCGAACTAGTGCCGCTTAATGCTGCGTTCGTTAGGTTTCAGATTACTAATTCTGGTTTGAAAGCTAGATTAGTGTTTGCTGTCTGTTATTATTTTATTGCTATTGAGACATATTTTAATACAATATTAAAATATATTATTGATAGGTGTAATTCTTGCGCAATACATGGTTATGCCCAGCCACGTATCTCTAAATTAATAACGAAACAACGGAATCGTCATACTTTGTGCATTGACTATTCTAAGTTCGATCTTAGAATGCCATCCTTTGTCATTGCGACATGTGCACATATATCTGTCCTAGTGATGAGACTTAACCCTCATTTCAGAAAGCTGTTTCTTGATACTATTGCATGGTTCATTTCTAGCCCCGTGTTCCATCCAGAGATTCCATTCTCAGAAAGGCGAAGAGGTATTCCAAGCGGTAGCGGTTACACATCGTTGTTTGGATCAATGTGTAATATGTATATGCTTAGCATTGCATTAAGAAGATACTGTTATATGAATAGAGTTGTGTTAAGAGACTCCATGTTTGATATTTTCGTATCCTCTGATGATACAGTTATTTCAACTTCGTTCTATGTAAACTCTCTGAAGTTTGCTCAGATTTTGAAAGAAGCTTTTGATCATGAAGTTACGATTGAATCGGAATCGAAACCTGGTGAAGACAGAGCATTTTTCTTAGGAAGTGAGTGGATTGATGGAAAGCCATTCCGGAATATTAATAGACTTCTATGTCGTATTATTTTCGGATCTGGAGATTATCCAAAGATGTCTAAATTAGCTTACTTTCAAAGTAGGTGCTTTGAAATTCTGGGAAATGTTTATAATTATCATGATATTTATAAAACATTTAGGGTTCCATATCCAACAAGGGTCTTTCGGTTATTTGAACTTATGGACTATACTAGCCGTACTAGGTTGGTTCATAATAAGGGCATAGAAAGACGTGGAAAGTGGGTAGATACCACAGTCTCACGCTCATCTGCTATGAATGTCTGGGAGACCAGATGACACTACGTCAAGTAGCGTTTCT